CGACCATGAGGGGTTGCCCTTGACAATGTAAAGGTTTTGCATGACCATCAGCGAATTCACGCCCATACGTGTTGCCATATCAATCGCAATCACACAGTTGCCAACATTGCCTTTATAGGCTTCTGGTACGATTGTGCTTTCCGTGTACATCTTTGCCATGCGTTGCATGACCTCGAACTGTTTCACCATCTGTCCGACCGGAGTAAGTGCAAATTCGGCTGCTTGCTTAGTTTGGGATATTTGCAGTTCTGTTGTTTGATTTTCTTGTCCCATGTCTTTTATTATTTAAAGTGTTTGTGGATGCTAGGGAATCGAACCCCTTTCTTCCCCGGTAGGGGACGCTTTACCATTAAGCTATGCGCCCTGTTGCCTGCCTCCTGGCGGTAATTGTTCCCGGATAACCTATCAAAGTACACCGGGATGTTGTTTGAAATAATAAATAGAAACAAAATAACCGGTCTCTCACCGGACACTGTCCTTTAACAGCGGAGTTGATTAATTAAACATTGATTATTAATACTCACCCTACCGTGCTCCTGCCTACCGGACCATTGCAAATGTCAAGGTCTACCACTTTCAAGATTTGCGGTTGCCGATCTGAGGCGAGGTTTACACCTCGGATGCTTATTCCTTTCGTGATTTGAGCTATTCCGACTCAGTTCTATTTAAAATTTCATCTTTTCCAATGCTTCTATCTGTTTTTTCAAAGAAGCGATCTTTTTTAATCTCATCTTCTCGGCTCTTTCCATAGCTTGTTCTCTTGTCCTAAAAGCTTCTTTACCTAAAGAATAACTTGAAAATTCCCCTTTCACGTATGCTATTTCATATTCATATCCATAATCGCGTATTTCCGCTTCTTTTTCCAATATGCCTTTTGTTAAGGCATATTTAGTTATAAAAACTTTTTCCATACTTTTTATTGTTAATCAATACTTCTTTCCGTGCATTACAGGTCTGAGTGTGTTGTATTTTATCTTCTGGTCAATATGCCAAAGAAGATCAATACCCAATATATCAGCATGTAAGAATATTGTCACTATAGATGATCTGACAACATCTTCAATACTTTCTCTGCTTGTTAAAAGAGAACATAGGCAGAATATTCTTTCAGTGAAGCTCATCTCTTCAATCTGAGATTTCCAACTGATAAATTCAGGGGTAATATTGAATTTATCGAATGGCGGTCCTTGTAATTCGGATAAATCAATCTTGCGAAGTCCCGCGAGATCAAGTAAACATATGGTCACATCGGAAAGTTCCTCTTCAACACTTCCTTTAATATCGGCTCTGTAAGCTTTCAGAAACCAATCGTCCCGAACAATGCCTTGATAGGCATTTTTTATGCAGGTTTCGAAGCCTATCATATTGGCTCTGCTATCATTTCTATCTGCTTCAACCGCTTCCATCAGTTCGCTGATAACAAGACAAAGGAGATGCTCATTGCTCCAGTCGGCATCGTGAAAACCATGATCTCGTGCAATTTTGTATGCCCGGTCGCGGAGTTCGTTTAAATTAATTGTACTCATATTGGTGATTACCTGTTTAATGTTGATACTCCCCCATTCCCTCTGATTCTGTTTTTCTTCTACCGACCGAACACCTCTTTGAATTTGTTGTCTAAAGCATTAAGTATTCTAACCCTTATTGCCGGATCACAACTTATATTATCAATCGAATAGATTCTAGCGAGAAGCTGTTCTCTTGAACCGCAGAAACATCCACAAGTATAAAAAGGAGCAATTTTGGGGTAATTGTGTTTATACCACATATGATTAGTCCCTTTTACCGCCACATAGTTTTTAGTGACTACGAAATCGTAGGTTGTTTCTTTATAACCCGGTGTGTTAGGGTTCCCGGCAGCGTTACGGCGGACACCCCAGTCACTGTTTAAAATTCATTCTTAGTCATTCTCTATATAATTTAGATTTGAATATTAATCTTACCAATACATAGTTGTATTTTCCCATTCCCTCTGATATACATCTTCGGGATCTTCCGTATCTTCAAACCCGTCGAAGTCTTGCTCCCCGTCCGGATCTATAATGTAGATATCCCTTACCATCGCTTTTCTTTGAAAAACAGGTATGATAAATACGTCATACCCGGCACGAATAGCCAATATGACGGATTGAAGAACGCGCCGATAAACAGCGTGAATGTCACCAGCAATGAAGCTGTGAGCATGAACAGTTGAATTGCTTTCATATATCGTTGATTTTTAATTTCAGATAAAGAGCCGGAGCGGTCTTCCCAGAAAGCTCCGGTAACATATATAATTCTTCATTTATACCAAAAGACACCTCGCTATATCCTCACGGACGAGAGAGGCATAAACCAAAACTTGTTACAAAATACAAAGTGGATGACGTTGTATTGAACAACAATGGTGTATGTGAAAAGGCCATACACATACGCCATATCACCTGTGGTCATCCGTTTGCACCCGGCAGCCGATCCGATCGACAGCTTCGCGCCTTCAAAGCCGGGTTATATCTTGAAAACTGGATAGGTTAACAACGTTTGACTCGTAACACCTAAAGGATATTCCAGCTTTATAATACTTTCGCATTGTCGCATAAGACTTGATGAAAAGAACGATTAAACTTCATCGTGAGCTGGAAATATCTTTCCTCCCTCCATTTTGCCTTATACCGCCTTGTCGATATCCCGATACCTCTTACGTGTAACCTATGATAGGATCAAGGACTTTCATTGTAACCATGTCAAAGAACGTTTTTGTGGGCATCCGGGATTCGAACCCGGTCAGGAACGCTTTCCTTCACCAGCCGAACGCTTTCGGCTTATGCCCTTTATATGCCATTTACAGAATCAAAAGATTTGTATGCTGCTAAAGCTGCTTCTATTTCAAGTCTGGAATACATCAGAGGAGAATTTTTTCCACCTCCATCTCTATCTCCTTTTATTTTAAGACTATCTTCCAATTTTTTGAGAAGCGAGGGTCTATAACCAAGACCCTTAAGCCATCTATAGACTTCCCTCTGGCTTATCCTATCAGAAGTAGGAGAACGTCTTTTCTCCGCTGCCTCTGCACCGAGCGTTGCCGCTTCAATGAGGAGGTTTTTTAATTCGAAAAGTTCTATCTTGATTTTCATAAACACCTATTTTAATCTTGTCACAACTATATCTTTGCTCAATCCCTTAACTGACCCTGTGTATCGACGCCCTTCTTTGTTTAGACGTCCGATATACATCCTAATTGTATCTCTGTTTGCAGAGAACTTTAAGCTTTCCCCAATCTGCATATCTCTAAGAATTGAGGCTAAGCTTTTAATTTTGCTTTTTCTGTATCTTACAGTTATTAACTCCATATAAATGTGTATTTTTGCTAAATTAATTATATGTATTATGTGTTTGAATCATGATTACGATGCAAATATACGAACATTGTTTGTTATTTGTATAGGAAAATACAACCAAAGTTTATATAATAGATATTTTTAACATTTGTGGATGTTTATATTGATTGGATATGAAAGAATATGTGGCACTATTATTAAGTATTGTTTCGATTATATTGTCATTATGCTGTATTATAGGTATTGAACCTTTTAGTGTTGCAGGAGATACGATACTGGGGGCTTCATTGTCTGTTATATCTATATGCACGGCGGTCATTGTGGCTTATCAGATATTCAATAACGTAACAATCGAGAAAAGGCTGAGAAAGATTATAGGAGAAGAATATAGTCTGAAATTCAATGAAGAAATGTCGAAAAACAAGGTGTATATAGCTAAAAACTTGTTAGCTGATAAGTTATATATTGTTACATCTTTAGTGTCTTCTGGACTGCAAAAAGAAATGTATCCAATAGTGGTAAGTGCTTTAGATGATTGTGTTGTTATAAATGATGAACAGTTTACAAAACCGTTTTGTAACATACTTACTAAGATGCACAAAAACCTTGATTTAACAAGTGTTTGTGCGTATAATGTGTATTTTGAAAGAGAAATAAAAAGTCTTAGAAAATTGGCAAGCGATTCTGATGACGCGATGAAGCTTTTGATTTTGATTGGTGGTCTAAATCAATAATTCTGCATACGGCTTGAGAAATAAGAGATAGCATGAGAGGTGTTAATTTGTTAAATCTCCATGAGAATACAAAAAAATCGATTAGCTCTTCTCTGCTTTTATTTGAAAAGCCTTCTTTATCCAGTATTTCCCAATCAGAATCGCTGTAGTTTTCGTAGAGTTTTGCATTAATCATAATTTGTTCTTTGTTATTGTAAGACTGAATAAAAAATATATCGGTAGCAGGCTGCAACTGCTACCGATATATTATAATTAAATCTCTCGGAGGAAAGTTTAATCTTGTATGAGGTAACATTGTAGCTGTTATGAATACAAATATACAAACATTGTTTGATATTTATATCTTTGTAAGATATGATTAATTACGATGAGTTGCCGGTTGCAAATAAAAAAGTTTACGATTTAGTGGTGAAATACGCAGAAGGTAACGTTAGCAAGTTTGCAAAAAAAATTGGCGTTAAGCAGCAAGTCCTTAATAGGATATTTAAAAAGGATGGAAGGAATGGGGAATATCCTTCAGTGTCTCCCAATATTAAAAATGGATTATTAAACAGTTTAGGCATAGATGAAATTTATCTTCTTATAGATGAGGATAAAAGATTGAAAGATGATAAATCTGTAATAGAGCTTGAACAAATACCTACAGAAGAAAAGATCGGAAAGTTTTTTACTGAAAATACCAATGGAGTAAAATTTTATGATTTAGGCAATGGAAAGTATCGTATGCTTGTCAAGCATGTTCCTTTTTGTGCCTATGGTAGGTTTGCTAATGAAGCCGATACTCTTGAGCCGGATAAAGAAGATTGGGAGGAAGATGCTTTTGAAGTTTCAAAAATAGTTCATGGAAATTATTTATCTTTTGAAGTAAAGGGGGAAAGTATGGATGATGGGACACGAAGTAGTTTTGAGTCGGGGGATCGTGTTTTGGTTAGAGAGTTAGGTAAGGAGCATTGGATGGAAAAGATTAGATATAGGGATTATCCTTTTTGGGTTGTGGTCTTTGGCTCTTCTGTATTAATATAAAACAGATTGTAGAACAAGATTTGAAAAATGGAACTATCACACTTCATTCCCTTAACCCTTCTCCTGAATATTGCGATTTTAAATTATCATTAGATGAAATTCGTAAACTTTATTATGTTGTTCAAAAGAAGCCAAAGATTGTTAGTTTCTAATTAAATTATATGCATATATATGATATGCAGAAACAGAAGTTTCGCAATTGTTTCGCAAACGTGTTTCTTTATGATTTGTAATATGCAGTATTTTAAATTATTATGTTGTTTTGAATGATAGATTAAAACTTTCTGAACATGATAGGTTTTCAATATCCCTAACTACGTTCTTGTGTTCCTTTTCGAACACCTGTGCAACGATTAAAGAAGTGGTAACATCGTTGCCGTTGCTGTTTTGAATTACTAATTCTGCCATAACTTTCAGCATTAAGTTATATAATAGGCAACAAAAAAGCGGCTGCCATATACGCTGCTGAAAGTTGATGGACTTCACCCCGAAAGGCTAATCTTAACTTACGTATAGGCAACCGCCAATATCTTATATGAACTTTGCTCCCGACATTTATGTCGCCAGCAAAATTTTGGACATAAAAAATGCCCAACAAACAATTGAGCAAATTAACCGCTTGCCCTGCGAGATGATTAAGCTCATCAACTTTCAGCACTGCAAATGTAGGGATAAATTCTATTCCCGCAACTAAATTCACAAAATTTTCTTTTTCAAATAGAACTACTTTTGTTTTCATCGAATTATATATGTATTAATATTTGGTTTATGCTTCTTTGTTGAGTTAAGGTTATCCGGCTATGGCAACTTTACATTGCCTGTCTATAGCTTCTATTATCCTGCCATAGGCTTCTTTGTTTTCTTCTTTAAAGTCAATCCCGGTATCGTCGATAAATATTTCATGCGCCAGAACCACATAGGAAGTATTTTGCACATATATGGATAACTCCGATCTTTCCGGCCGGGAAGAGACAGATATTATAATGTCACTCTTTGCGATCAGTTTCTCGATCATGATTCGCTGGATTCCTTTTAGTACGTCTAATGTTGTCATAAGGTTATGTTTTGATTAAAAATATCGAACGTAGAAACGCTTGCAGAAATCATCATAGCGTTCATTCTTTTTCTTGTAGTGCTTGTAATCTTTATATTGACTGATTATTTGAAAAGTAATCGTCATAAGACTGATGATTATGCCAAAAACAAAAAGTAAAAGTATTATCTTCATGATTGTATCTATTTTAATTAATCTCCATTATATCTATTGTTAGCATAGTAATTTGTCAGTGTGTTAGCCATGAAAGCCATAGAACAAGTACCAACATTGCGTTTAGCATCCCGGCTTTTACATTGCTTCTTATTCAAGTTGAAAAGCTGGTACATCTTCATCGCCTTGTCGTAAGAACTTCTTTCGTCCTTCCAAGCCTCCTTAAGGCATTCTCCGAACGTCAATACGTGATTGCGGTACTTCTTGCCAGCCTTGAACATTGACCAAGCGGATTTCATGATTCTTGTTTTGTTGTACTTAGGTGCTTCCATAACTATAAACTGATAGTTGTTATTTGCTGCAAATATATACTGTTGGTTTATGCTGTGCAATTGTTTTATGTTAAATAATATAAATTGATAGTGTATTTTTGAGCTTTTATATAAATTGATAGGATAGTTTTGTATTTTTGCTCCTAAAAAATATGAATATTATGTATAAACTGAGAGTAAAGGAAATATTAAAGGCGAGAGGGAGGACTGGAAGAGATTTAGCGACTGAATTAGGGATGACAGAAGTTGGATTGTATAAAGCTATTGGAGAAAGTGGTAATCCTTCTTTGAAGCGACTGCAAGAAATAGCAAATTTATTAAATGTTGAAGTATGGGAACTGTTCACTGAATCCCCCGGAGAAAGCGAAATTTCCGGCTTCATTAAGGCAAAAGGGACTATTTATGAAATAAAATCACGTTCAGATATAGAAAATTTGTTGAATAGCTTGGGCTGAGTTCTGTTTTTTGCATAATTTAGTGCCCTGTATTAATTTAAGCTAAAGAAACATGAAGAAGATTTTATTTATGCTAACATTGTTTTTTGTCTATTAATGTTAGTGCTCAGTTTAAAGCAACTAAGGATGGATTAACAACAGAGGATGGCAAACCTTATTATGTTGTGTCTATTGAAGGTAAAACTGCGATGGATTTATATAAAGGAGTAAACTCGTATGTCCTGAGCCATTATAAAAATCCTGATGCGGTAGCTAATAAAATGGAAGGCGAAATGATAAATATACATTCTTTTGATAGTGAGGCTTTTTTATTGTCGAAGGTAATGGGCATGAAGGTTTATGGGGAAATAGACATGAATTTAGTTGTATATTTTAAAGATAATAGAATTAGGTTTGATATTCCTGTTATTAATAAAATGCAAGCGGACAAAACATCTGGCGTAGGTAAGGATAAGACCGAATACCATTTTAGTGGAGGAATTGGCAAGTTTATGGGTAGTGCGTCTTTATTTAATGATAAAGGAAAAGTCAAAGACAAAAAGTTTGTAGAAGAATTGGAGGCGTATATAAATAATACAATAAAAGAAATATCTGAAGCTGCCAAAGGATATACGGAAGAAGAATGGTAGACTTAATATAAGAAAAAATAAAAATACTAAAATTTAGGATATAACTCAAATGTAACATTTAGCCCGGTCAGCCGGGCTTTTTTACACCCTAACAGGCAATCCCAAGTCACTGAACTGCAAATAAAACCAGTAAAATGTTTGTGGATAATAAAATAATTACCTATATTTGTGTCGTAATAATAAAAACAAGATATGCCTACGATATTCATCTTATTTGGTTTTCGCTTCTCTTTTTACGCAAACGACCATGAACCTATTCATGTTCATGTAACAAAAGGGAATATAAGTGCAAAATTTACATTGTTCCCTGTTGCTTTGGTAACAAATAACGGGTTGAAGTCGTCAGAAATAAAACTTGTTGAATCAGTAATAGAAGAAAACCAAGAGATTATAGCAGAACATTGGAATAAGTTTTTTAATAAAGCTAAATAAATTGAGTCATGGGAAATATTGTTGTAGAAAAAGTTTGGTTGACCGATACGGAAGTGTGGATTCGCACCGCCGATGGCAAAGAGGCTTGCGAAAAGTTTTCAGACTTTCCAAGATTGAGATTTGCGACACCAGAACAGCGTTCGGATTTCACGTTGAGTAATGATGGTATCCACTGGGAGGGTATAGATGAAGATTTGAGTTTTGAGGGGTTTTTCATGGAACGTCCTTCCAATCCGTTATACGACGTGTTTATTGCGCATCCGGAACTTAACGCATCTGCGATTGCTCGCAGGATGAAAATGTCACAGAGCTTGTTTGCTCAATATGTAAGCGGGACGAAAAAGCCATCTAAAGAGCGTTACAACGAAATATTGCAGACAATTAGAAACGTAGGTCGTGAATTGACTGCGGTTTGAGTAAAAAAGTGCTAATTGATTAAGTAAAAAAGAAGAACGACAATCAATCCGAAGACTGGCAGTTCTCTTCCTCTGGCACTACCACCACTCCGGCAAGTCCTACACCTGCGAATACAGAATGTAGGGGAGAAGGTGATTTGATAGGAAAAACTTAAAACTTTATAAATGGATTCATTAAAAGAGAAGAAAACGTATATATTTAATAGTCCAGATCGCGAGTATTGGATAAGGAGATCTATAGAGATTAGGAATGAAGTCGTGAAATCCAAGTATGATCTGAAAGAGGTTATTACCATTGTTATAGAAAGTGGTATATGCCATTTAGAACCATTTCATATTGTTCTTCTGTCTTGCATTATTGACGATTTAAAGTCCAAGAAATATATGGTTAGACTTACTGTTAATAATAAGGATCTTGAAAAATTAATATATGAAGATATATCTATCAAGGAATATTGGACATCCGAGAAGTGTGATCATGTTGAATCTCATAGCAGGGAAATATTAAATCTATGGAGAGTTACTGACTCAGGGAAAGAAGGGTATAGCATAAGTGTGGAAAAATACTTTAAAGATCTTTTCCCTGAAAAAGACATGTCTATGGTTAGAACTTTGCTTAATGAGCTTTATTTTAATATATTTGATCACGCTCATGCAGAAGGGAATGCATTTTCGTATGTCAGATATAAAGCCGATGAAGGGAAAATACATATAGCGATATGCGATTATGGAATTGGCATATCTGCTTCTCTTGGTGGAAAATTTGAGGGCTGTAAAGATTCTTATGTATTGAAAAAATCTTTAGAATCAGGCGTAACTTCTGGATCAAAGGCATATAAATAAAGGATTTGGGCTTGATACGGTTGTAACATTTTTAAAAGGTGAAAATATGTTCAGAATGGTGAGTAATAAAGGACTTATCAAGTTAACCGGTAAAAATGGTTCTTGCGAAATGTTTGATATTGATTTTGATTTTAATGGAACTTTGATTTACTTTGATATCTCAATAGATTCCTTTGAACAAGATTTTGAGTTTGGAAGTTTTACTTTATAAATATTATGCGTATGAGACTGATTAATATTGCGAGTTTGTTAGAAGGGAAAAGTTATCCTGATGCTGGCGCGGCCTTGTACCCGCATATAGAAAGTGCAATCAATTCAAACCAGATGCTTGTTATTGATATGACGGGAGTTGATTCTATTCCAACGTTATTCATGAATACTTCTTTCGGTGAGGCTCTTGGTAATTTTGGAATGGATAAATTTAGAAAATACATATCCTTTTGCCACATAAAGAAAGCTCAGGCGGATAGGATAAAGGAGTATCTTTGTAAATATGAATTGGCCTATCTTACAAAACATACATAAAAATAAAGCCGGAATAACCTCCGGCTTTATTTTTATCCTCTTTCCTCCAACACCTTTTTAAGCCTTTGCAACCTCAGTATATCACTTGCAAAGGTCGGATTATCCCAATTCCTCTTAACCGATCTGACATGCACATCAATGTACTTGCTTAAATCAAATATATTCTCACACTCGCTTAACCGGATCTCGTTAAACGTCACTTGGTAGCTCTCAAACCAGGCTATTAGCTGTTTTAATTCTTCGCTCATGTTTTTTTTCGGGCAAAGATAACTACGAAAAGATATTTTATCAACAATGTATTGTTGATATGAGGATTAATTTGTAATTTTGTGCAAAGGCCTATTTTAAAATAGTATTTTATGTCTTCACAGCAAGGGCCTTTTATACCCCAAAAGAAGCAAGTTGATGTGTTTTGTCCTATTCATGGCAACTGGATAGGGCATTATGATTATGGCAGTATTGGATCTTATTACTGCTGGTGCAAAAAGTGTAAAAAAGAAATCAAAATCGTAATGGGAAAATGAAACTTACAATCAAACAGGAAAACTTTTGTAACTATTACATAGAATGTGGCAACGCTTCGGAGGCTTATCGGCGGGCTTATTCGTGCGGTAAAATGTCAGATAAAACGATATGGGAAGTGTCTTCTAAATTGCTTAAAGACAACAAGGTTGCCACAAGGGTTAAAGAGTTACAAGATGAGCAAAAAGAACAATCTGATCTTACAAAAGATAGAATATTGGCAGAACTATCAAACATTGCATTCTCCTCTATAGCTCATCTGCATAACACATGGATAGAACGTAGGGACTTTGAGTTACTTACCGAAAAGCAAAAGTCTTCGATCAAAAGTATATCCACCAAAATATTAAAGAAAAATGTCGGAACTGATGAAGATCCCGAAATTATAGATGTGGAATATGTTAAGGTCGAATTATATGATAAGATTAAAGCTATAGAGCGTATTTGCAAGATGCTCGGATATGACGAACCAACCGTTTTGGATTTAAGAAATGCCCTTGTCCAGATTGATACCGGTATTGATTAATGTTCTATATTTAAGATTTGTATTCGCTTTTTTAGAAAAATATCGGGGTTTATAATTTTATATGTATTCTAAATTTTAGATTTTTGTGGATAAGAAGGTAATAAGCTATAAGAGGTTCAATCCCAATTTTCATCATTTAAGAGTTGCTCTTAAGAATGATGACAATAGGTTTATCTTCCTATACGGTGGATCTTCTTCTGCTAAATCTTTTTCGATTTCGCAAGCTATTGTGTTGGAGTGTATTGAGAATGGATATAACACGATGGTGTTTAGAAAAACTGGAGCTACTATATCGGATAGTATATATAAGAGTATTCAGGAGGCTATAGGAGGCTTAAAACTTGGCGCATTCTTTAAGCCGGTAGAGGGGCAGATAAGGTGCTTTAATGGTTCATATATCACTTTCAAAGGCTTGGATGACCCCGAAAAAATAAAAGGCCTTGAAAGTTACCAATATGTATTCTGCGAAGAAATATCCGAATTTGATGAAAGTGACTTTAAGCAGATAAGGAAGCGCCTTAGAGGTAGGAAGGGACAAAAGATCATTGCTGCATTTAACCCCATATCCGAAGACCACTGGATTAAGAAGAATATATTTGAGCAGGAGAAATTGGTGGAAGTTGACAATCATCTTTACGGGAAATTAAAAGATAATCTAACAGGGAAGATATTAAAAAAAGAATATTCTGAAATCGCCCAGAAATGGACTAATTCCGCTAAGCTAATATTTAATCCTCGAACAAAAGAATACGATACACATAACCCTGATATAGTGATTATGCGGTCTACTTATCTTAATAATTTCTGGGTAGTAGGTTCTCCTGATGGGGGCTATGGTTTTTATGATGCCCAAGTGATAGCCGACTTTGAAAAAGATAAAGTAAATGATTACGCGTATTATCAAGTATACGCGCTGGGGGAATGGGGGACCGTTAAGACCGGAGGGGAGTTCTTCAGAAACTTCGAGATTGGCAAGCACGTCGGTCGTTTCGAGTACGATGAACGTTATCCTATCCATATAACTATAGACAACAATGTGCTACCATATATATCAATCGGATTTTGGCAAATTATTACGGGCGATGTAAATAGCGCAAGACAAGTTCATGAGATACCGGCAGAAGATCCTTTTAATACGGCTTCTAAAGCTTCTGAGGCAGCGGTGGAATACCTCAAGGATATTGGTTATAACGACAAGGTGTATCTATATGGGGATGTGTCGACAAAGAGCGGTAATACAATCGATGATGATAAACTCTCTTTTTTTGACAAATTTAAGGATGGTCTGGAAAAATCATTTGTTGTCGAAGAGAGGATGCCTAATGTAAATCCATCTGTCGCGATGTCGGGGGAATTTATCAATGCTATTTATGCTGACGCTATAAAAAGTATAGATATTAGAATAGATAAAAGTTGCAAGGTTTCGATAAATGACTACTCTCGTGTAAAGAAGGATGTGAACGGAGCAATCTTGAAACAGAGGGTTAAAAATAAAGATACAGGGCAGACATATGAGCAATACGGCCATTTTAGTGATACGAAGCGATATTTTATAACGGAGGCTTTTAATAAAGAGTACACGAAGTTTTCTCTTAGAAGAAGTAGAAATAAGATTTCTGATACCTCTATAAAGTATTATGACAAGTCAAAGGTCGACTTGTCTGAAGGATATGGCATGGTCGAAATCAACCCTTCCATCAATTCGCAATCCGTGTTTGTCAGAGTTATATTTAAAGATAACAAATGCTATGTCACAAGGGCAATGTTATCTGATACCATTATAGATGAGCTTGAGGTATCCTCGTTGATTGTTCCAGGTGATAGAGTTCAGGTGGAATGCGATCCTTCACTTGCGGCCTATGTCAAAAATTTAAAGGATCATGTCCAAGATGTTAGAGGCAGAAAGCCTTTCCATGATCCTCAAAAAAGGATATCTGCTCATATCGATTATATCCTGAACAACATATTCATCCCAAGTGATTATGATACGGATATTCTTTTTGAGGCGTTTATTGAAAACATCCTTGACTACAAGGATAAGAATAACATAGAAGCTATAAATTCATTAGCGGCATTATCAGAAAGGGTTAAGAGGGGCTTATATGTCGGATAGATTTTATTCTTAATTGTTTGTTCATCTGAAAATAAGCACTATATTTGTAGCGTATAAAAGAAAATAAAGAGCCTAAGAGCCATTCTCAGTAGAAATACTGGGGATGGCTCTTTTTGTTTGTACAAAAATGAAATATCCTTTATTACAAAAACTTGCTTTTTGGAAATCTAACTGGAATAGCAGTTCGAAATCTTTTTCTATGGTAGGTAATGTGAATGCCGTAGAAAAAGATCAAGCAGGGAACATTTGGTATATAAATGCATTATCAAAAGGACTACAACAAATTATTGGTGGCAAATCTGACGTTTTTGATATGCTTAACCTTGCTGACAAAAGAAAGGCCTTAATAGCCTGCACTCCTTTTGCAACTGTTGTTGAGAGATGCGGTTCTATGTTTTCTAACGGGCGATTTTATGTGACGGATAAAGAGGATAATGAGCATTTGGATGGAGATAATAAATACAATAAGATAAGGACCTTGCTTAAACAGCCTAACCCAATTCAAAGTGGAAAGCAATTTAATAAGCAGGTTGAAATCACCCTCAAAACTTTTGGCTTTTGCCCTATTTATACATTTAGAGCTTTGAGATCTGAAATACCGGTTTCGATGTGGATTATTCCCCCTGAACTTTTCCACGCTGAAGTAGATGCTAACATATGGAAAAAATCAAGATTAGAGGAAGTTATAAAAAAGGCATGGATTGAATGGGGGAGTGAGAATATCTATATAGAGAGTGATGAATATTTTGTTGTATCTGATGCGAGTGTTAATATTAATGTAACTGAAAAAGAGTTGTCTTATATCCATATAACAGACTCTCTTACTAGGCCGGTTAACAATTGGATTGCTCAAATGATTGCAAGAGGCACATTGATCGTTGATGGTGGTCCAAAAGGCGTATTGTGTAACGATGCCAATGGTGATATATATGGGGATAATTCTCTTACCCCAGGAGAGATTGAAAAACTAAACGAAAGTTTTAAACGTAAATATGGTGTTGTAGGTAAACTTTTTTCAGTCCTTGTTACTACCGCAAATGTAAAATGGGTTCCAATTACGGGCAATTCGGAAGATTTAAAATTATATCAAGAAGATAAAGAGTGTCGCAATACCATCTGCAATTCATTAGGGATAAATCCTAATGTTTTGATATCAGATAGCACATACGACAATCAGAACGGGGCAAAACGAGATGCCTATCAAGACTTGATCATACCTGATTCTGAGAATTATTGCGAAGCCCTAACAAGGGCTATAGTAGGGGATGATGAGATAATTATAAGATTGGATTATTCTCATATATCCGTGCTCCAGGAAGATAAGAAAAGTGCTGCAAGTGCTTTATCTCTTGCTTCTAATGCGGTTCGTAATTTATACAATGATGGTATCATAACATTGTCCGAATCCAGGAAAGAAGTAGCTAATTATATAGATATAGATCCGGACAATCCTGAAGGTGACTTTAAACAAGAATCTCAATCAATAGAAAATAATATACATAATGGCACACAAATTGAAAACTAAGAAAAAAGAATCGATAGGAATGCAGTATAAGGCTTTTTCTTTTGAGACCAAAGATATAACGATCAATTCTGAGAGTCGCAGAATTTCTGGATATGCTGCTATTTTTGGGAACAAGGATAAAGCTGGCGATATCTTAATAAAAGGATGTTTCTCAAAAAGTATACAAGAAAGAGGGCCTCAAAGTAATGCAAATGATAAGATCATCCACCTATGGATGCATAACATGAATGAACCGGTAGGTAAAATTGTTACATTAATTGAGGATGATAAAGGATTATATTTTGAGGCAGATATTGATAAAATTGATTTAGGGGATAGAGAAATTACCCAGCTAGAATCTGGCACAATCAATCAATTTTCTATCGGCTATTCTTACGTTTGGGACAAAGTAGACTATGATTCGGAGAAAGATGCCTTTATTGTAAAAGAAGTCGTATTGTATGAAATATCTGCTGTTTCTATAGGTTGTAATGGAGAAACTTATTATACAGGTTTAAAAACTGTGGAAGAAGTAGAAGATAAAGTTATTGAACTACATAGCGAAATTGAAAATAGTTTGCAGGGATTATCCATTAAAAAGAAAACAGAAATATTGGGCTTATTCTCAAAGTTTAAGGCACTTATGCTAATCAAGCCGGAGGAAGATATGAAAAGTAGGCTTCGTTCACTTGCACAAGATCAAGCCGCCGTAAACCCAAAGAAAAGCTTATTCCATAATGTGAAATTTAAATAACAACTAAAAGAAGTAGAAAGATGAGAAAGTATTTAAGAGTACTGTTTCAAAACAGCATGAGAGGAAGAAAAGAAAGATTTAAACTTTCCTGTTCTTTATTTGCAATTATGGCATTGTCACTAATTGCGGTATTTACTCTTGCAGCTAATCCTGTGGCTGGTGGTGTGTTGTTGTCTGGTCTTGGTTTAATGGCTTTTATCGACGAATCTACGCTTGATGATGATCAGAAAAAGTTTTTCAAGGGGCTGGATGACAAACTGGAAGAGTTGAATGTGAAGTTTTTGAAAGACGAGCTAGGAAAACCGGAATATCTCAAGCAGATTAACGATTTGATAAATGAGTTCAAGCAATTGAATGAAAAGAACATGTCGGATAAGATTGATAAGAAAGACTTTGAAAACTTCAAGAAAGAGGTTTGTGAACAGCTTGTTAGAATCAAAGGAGCTATGGATAAAACCCCGTCTGGAGAATTTCGTTTAAAATCAATAGATGAGCAGATCCGGGAACAGGTGAAAGAATATATCACAAAAGATCAAAGCGGAAGAGAAATGGTGGACTTAAAGGCGGCTTGCAAATCTTCTCCTGGCTATAAAAAACAATTTAATCTTGTTGTTAAGGCTAATACGCCTATAACATCAACTGTGACGGCCGCATCCGGTGTGACGCTGAGTCCTGGAGTTGTATTTGATCCTACTATTTCCGCGCCGCCTATGGCTGAAAGCGAAATCAGACAATTCGCTAATGTCGCGACTATCAATGCTCGGACATTGGTATATACAGAGCTTAAGGATTCTACAGGAGATGCCGAATGGGTTCCTGAAGGCGGATTAAAGCCTTCAATGACTGCAACAATCAAGGAAGTTGTTGTTAATGCAGGGAAGGTGGCATTGACAGCTACGCTGACGGAAGAAACATTAACTGATCTTCCCCAGTTAGTGGCAGAGGTTCAAGCTGAAATTATTAATAAAATCGGTATTGAAGAGGAAAATGGGATTTTATATGGTTCTGGCTCTGATGGAGAAATAAAAGGTGTTTTCACAGATATCCCCGAATATTCATTAACCAGTATCAAGGTGGACAAACCGAACAACTTTGATGCTATTATAGCAGCTTATACACAAGTTGTTTCGACATCTAAAATGAATTATGCTCCAAATGTCGTCCGCGTTAATCCTATTGATTTGGCGAATATGAAGCTGACAAAAGATGCTAATGGCCAGTATCTCTTCCCGCCTTTTACATTACAGGATGGATCTCTTATTTCGGGAGTCCAGATCCGGCCATCCACTTCCATCACGGAAGGTGAATTTGTATTGGGCGATTTTAGATATCTGAACATCCGTGACTATGTAGGATTATCTATTACGTTCGGTTGGGTCAATGACGATTTCCAGAAGAACCAAGTGACAATGATCGGCGAAAAAAGATTGTTGGCTTATATTAAGTCGAATTACAAGACTGCATTCGTCAAGGGTTCTTATGTCACTATCAAAGAAGCTATTGATTCATCTAAAGAAATAGGAGGTTAATATAATGAAAAGAGGAAAAGTAAATAAAAATGATGCAAAGAGTTACAGGTTTGAACCTTCGGATGTATATGAAGTTACCTATATTAAGGCTAAACATCATGAAATCGGAGATAAAGATTATGTGTCTCTTCCTGTCGCAATCATGTTCATAAATGAGGGTAAAATAGCCTCTACTCCTGAAATAGAAGAGGCTATTGCAAAATATGGCATGAGCGGCTTGATCAAATCAAAAAATAAAAAACAGTAAATCATGCTTATAGATGAGACATTTTTCACAGGTGAACTTCATATAGAAGGAGTGATTTCGTATACTGGCGTGCCATCAAAGACTAATGAGGCTTCCAATTACGAACTTAAGTCCTTGATTGCTCAATATGAACTTGAATTTTATCATAAAATATTAGGTTATGATAATGCAAAAAAGTTTGTTGGGTATATCGAAAGTGGAGAAGGCGAAGAAAAATGGGATAATCTAAAAAACATGTTGGTCGAACAGGTAGGTAATCGGAAGGTATCTCCGGTTGCCTACTATGTATTCTTCTTCTATCTGAGAAAAAATCAAACACAGGCTACGCCTATTGGCAATGTCGAGGAAAGCTCTTCCAATAAAATTTCGCCATGTAATATCAAAATGATAAACGCATGGAATCAGATGGCCTATATGAATAGGTATATATCTGATTATCTATATGATCATAGAGATGATTATGGCGGATATTTTTTTGATGAGCATTTACTGGAATTTATGAATAAGATGGGGATATGATAAATATCGTAGATATATTCAAGGATATTAGCCGTAATACTTCTATAAGTGTTGGAATAGAAATAAATTTCCTATTTGGGGAATGGGCGCAAATAGCACGGGAAATGGAGATATTAAGCAAATCCCCTATCACTGAATCGGGCAAATGGCCACTTCTTGCTCTTTTTACCCCATTTGAAGAAGATAAAGGCGATCCCGATCTATATTGTAAAGCAAATATTGACCTGATGATAGCTACTCGCACGTTATCTGATTATACCAATGATCAGAGGCTTGCTATTTCTTACAAAGAAATCCTACATCCTGTTTACGAACATTTTATTTTAGAATTAGCCAAAGACCAAAGGTTTGATTTTGGATCTAAAAATGTCGTGCCGCACCGGTATGTGGATAATATGAGGTATGGCAGTCGAGGGGTTTATGGTTCTGACGGGAAAAAGCCTTTTGCGGATTTATTTGACGGAATAGATATATTGGATTTGGAGATAAAAGTAAAGAAACCTAATTGTAGATAAAAATGAAAAAGTACAGAGATTGCGGAAGCGAGATATTTAATACGGGATCAAGCAAATGTCCGTTTGTTCCGGATTATGTAAAAGTGATCATTCTGACACCGGAAGATATGGTGATAAAAGATGATGAACTGGAAGAAAAAATAGAAGAAATGATTCATGCGAACCGTCCGGGGCGTATCTATCCTATAGGACCTATCGCGGAATATGCACCAAGTGGTGGTGAGGCCCAAACGTCTAAACAAGGATATGGTCCTTCTCAAATTACTTCTTACTCGGAGCTTGTTGAAGCCTGGACGCTTGAAAATTATGATGAAGGACTGTTGGCGAATTTAATGAAGCTTAAAAACGAAAGAATGAGAGCTTTATTTGTGGATAAAAATAACGTTGTTTATGGTCAGTATGACACAGATACTACTATTAAAGGCTATCTGATGTCTTCTATTTATCCTTCATCAGTACAACGATTTAAAACGAGTGGAGATAATGCATCTATGGCGGTTAGCCTGGTGTATGATGATGTAGAAAAGGCTTGGATGGAAACCAAATCTCTTCAGGGGGAAACGGATTTGGTTGAAAAAGCCAAAGGGCTAGTGTGGGTAGATGTCGTAAAAGTAGGTGATAGTGGATCTAATTATAAGGTAGTTGAACATTATGGCAAATATGATTTGACGACAGCCTATGGGACTTTGCTTGGAAAGACAGAAGGAGTGTGGGGGGGTAGTGTTAGTGCTGCCCAATACAATTCTGCGGATGACACATTGAGCCTGACTAGCGATAGTACACCGACATTATTAAGCCCAGAGCAGTTGCTTACTGCTGGTATTAAAGGTATTGAGCAATGGAAGTCGTAATGAATGGGGTTTCTTTTAATCGGGATTTATGTTCTAAAATGACAAAAAAACAATTTTTGGAAGCCCACGAAAAATCTTGTTTTTTAGATCGTAATATCGAAAATAGAAGAAAGATCCTAACGGATGTTTATAGCATTATAAAAGGTAAATCAGTTACAAACGAGGGGCTTTATTAGGCCCCTCTGTGTTTTAATATGGGTACTATAGAGGGAGTTTCAAATGCCGTAAGGATGTTAAAAAATAATTTCATGCCAGAGGTTACAAATAGCCTTCGTGAAAGTGAGGATCTGATTCATGATTTGATTACCGACCAACTGATGGCCGGACTTGATGAAAATGGAAAACAGATAAGACCTACATATCTTCAAGACTCTTACTTCAGGGAAACGACAAAGACGGAAAAGGCAGCAAGAAAAAAAGCTATGTGGTGGAGAGATATGAAAGAGCGTATCACACCACCTGAAACGTCCAATCTTTTAAAATTCCCTCCCCGAAATAGAAATACGCCTAACCTTATAATAACAGGTGAGTATCACAGAAGTATCACCCCTATTGTTATAGATGGAAAAGACGGAGGAAAGATTATAACCAGATCTATAGGTTTTTATGCTGGGGATAATGCGCTTGAAGAAAAATATGGTCCATCGCATTTAGGATTGACGAGAAAAGCAAAAAAGTATTTGCTGGATAATCGTATAAAACCAGCGATTGAAAGTTTACTAAAAAAATATGGATTCAAATGAATGTGAAAGCACCTTGTAACTGTTCGTCTCAAAATAAGGCTATGGCCAACCGAGAAAATATGAGAAGATTGGCAAGTAAAGCCGCCAGAATGGATCAGCGTATTTATGTTATTATTCGTAAACATGACGATACGTACACTTTCGAACCAATTGACGCAATTGAAACTAACGGAGATATAATAGAATATGTACATTATTTATAACGATCAAAATGGACTTAATTGATTTAACTTTTTCACTTCAGAATGGGGTTTATAAAACTTCTTTTCAGCCAACAGGTGATTTTAGAATACATATTAAACGACAAGCGTCTGGTCGGTTGTCGTTCTTTGAAACAATAACAGGATCTGATCCTGTTGCTTTTGGAGTTATAAATTGGACTCTTCCTAACTTTGAGGCAAAAGTACCCGATGTGAGTCCTGGAATGACCATTATCATTGAAAGTGACACTCCTGTTATAAAATGTCAGTATACTTATGAGTAATTTTATTTTAAAGACTTTAGAAACAAGAGAGTTGAAGCTAAACACGATTAGGCTCCGAGGTTTCTATGGTGGAAAGCTGCGGAAGGGTTCCGGCGACGGCTTCCCGCAACTTCCGGGCGATGTCACCCGTTGGTATTTCGGCGGCCTGACGAACGAGATGATGGCGGCTATGGACGATCCGAGGATTGAGGATGCGGACCATAAAGGTAGGTTCCTATCCTTCAAGAATTTCGCTTGGAAAGGGATGTCCGGGGTTGGCGGGTATGGCGATGAAAATTACCAAACATTCTACAAATTCACATTAGATGATTATGTCTTTATAGCTACCCCACCTGGTGTTAAGCACATGAATTTTACGTTTAGGGTAACGGGGTTACAGCCTGGAAATAAATTAACATTAGCTTTTTTTGGAACAACGAATACTGTCTACGGTACATGGAACAAAGATGGCATATATACTGTTGATGCTGATATTGTTGAGGCAGGGAAACCAACATACTTTTATAACGGATATAGCGCAACCAGAGGAGAGTTTACGATTGAAATTCTTCCTCTCTACCCCGGCGCACTCGTTTTTGACGGAGTAGACGATTACGGTGCCTGTGATAACTTCCCTATTCTGACTAAGGAAAAGGGATATACGGTTGTAGCGTTGAGACAGTGGATTACATATAATCCAAATGCAATATCTGCTATAGCGACAAACGCATCCGATCAATCTTTTAATGGTGCGTTCACTTTTGAAAATTACAATAAAGGAGCAGAGCAAACTATTTCGTATGGAGCTACTCAAATATCATTACAATATTCAAAATCTCCTTTTTCTTGGCAAACAACATCTAAGTATAATGGATTTAATATTGCCAATGGAAACAAAGATGCGACAAATTCACTTGTTTTAGGCAGGTCATATCCTCAAAGAAATGAATTTGCTAATTTTGCTATTTGGGAACTTGTCTTTCTCGACCACGATGCCACCGAAGAAGAACTGACCAAGATCAAAGACTACTTTGTTAAAACCTATCCCTGGCTCTTCCCTGACCAAGCATGGACAGTGGTAGGCAAAACCAACGAGGACGAAGATCGTGCTACTATTGCCAACATTACGGGCAATGGTAATGATCTTGTACTGTCGAACTTTGGGTTTGCAGAAGGAAGCGGGTATGGGTTGTATGCTCAAAATTACATTTCATACGCCATTACTAACAGAGCTGTTTATACAAAAAACAATTCATCGATTCACGTTACAAAGTCTATAACAGCAGGGGTTAATTTTACAGAATCTGCGAGAAATGTAACCATTCCATCGTACAGAATAAAAGTTACTGGTATACAGTCTGGTCAAGAGATGATTTATAGAGGGAGTAATAATACTTTTTTAACGAATATTCCATCAGACGGAATTTATGTTCTTCCTGTTGTAGAAAATGGATCTAATTTAGGATTTCAATTTGTTTCGTATACGGGTGATTGTGATATCACCATAGAGCAAATCCCCGAATACGAAGGATACCTCATTACTGATGGGGTGGATGATGAAATAATCAGTGCTAAACTAATTCAATTCGCAGATAAATTTACCATTGTTGGTGATTGGAAGTTTATGGAAGATAGAAATGATAATGCAGGATTATTGAAATCAAATCAAATTTACATCTATAATGCTACAACAGGAATGAGGATTTATTTAAAACAGGGTTCAAAAAACTATCCTTTTTCTTGTAAAAAGATTAACGCTTTGACTTCTGATGGATGGGTGTATGATGAAAAATGGGATAAATACAAAGTTTATCCTATTGGAAGTAATATTGATATTTCAAGCCGTTTATTTTTAGGTTTTTATAGCTCAAATTTTACCAAAATAGCCCTAAAAAACTTAGGCATCTACAACGATCAACTCCTCTCCAAAGACGACTGTATCAAAGCCTACAACTACCTCCAAACCCTAAAAGCAAAGTAACATTAAAAATTTAATAATAATCGAATTATGACAGCCGAGAAGTTTAAATCTATTTGCGAAGAGAAAGGAATAATTTGGAATGATCTTGTCCGTATTAGGATTATCAGACCAAAGAAATTTTTCGGATTCTTTAGGCAATTAACAGGTATAACAATCGAAGGTGCGTTCAATGGCAGTTCTGCTTGTGTTGAAATAATGGCTGATGATGATAATAGTGTTCCAATAATGCACTATATTGATTACGAAGATATTATAGGAGTTGAATTAATCAAAAATTAATTGGATATGAAATACGCAATTGTAAACATCGTATGGGCAAAGTCCCACGGAATAGAAGTCCTACCGGAAATGAGGACAAGTACGGATCAGAGCAAGGTAATCTTGCATGAGGAATACCTTGCACCCTTCGAAGATGAATCATTTCCGAAATATGAATCTACGGACCCGGACTTTATGGAGCTGCTGGCAAGCGAAGAATGGGCTTTGCCGGAAGGTGTAGAGATTAACAGGGAATTTAGCCGGTTATTGGCTTTGGACGAACTGGACAAGGAGGCTACAGAAGAGATAAATACATATGACCTTTCCCCGTCGGAAGCCTTACAGGTCAAAGATCGATACCCCGAATGGGAAACCGGAATAAACGTCAAAACCGGCGAACGATACCGAGTTGAAGATGTCCTTTGGGAATGTGTTAAAGACCATCTCACACAAGATAACTGGAAGCCTAGCACAGCCACCCTAAGCCTGTGGAAAATAGTAGACGCGGAAGAACATTCCGGCACGATAGAAGATCCTATTCCATATAAGCAAAATATGGCACTTGAATTTAACAAGTACTACACGCAGGACGGAGTATTGTACCTCTGCATACAGGCTATGACACCGGGACCGTACGATTTAAAGGATGTGCCGGCGCATGCGCAGCCGATAAAGCAATAATGGGGTTTAAATAACTCATAGATCGATTTGGCTATTCCGTGCAATTTGGCTATGTTTGTAACAGCATAACAAAAGATTTAGAGCCTAAGAGCCATACCCGGTAAGAGTCATATCCTGCGGAGTATGGCTCTTTTTGTTTAATTTAAAATGAAAAAGAGATGAAGACAAATCAGGAGATGGTACGCTACATTGATAATTTTTCAGTGATTCAACGAACAAGTGATGGATATTTTGACGGAGGCGAATTACTTCGTCAATGGAATAATGTAGATGAAAATCCAAGAAGACGTATGTCCGAATTTATAGATAGCCCTAAAACGAAAGAGTTTTTAAAGGCCCTATCTGTGGATGAAAGCCATAGGTTAAAAACCGACATTGGTGAAAATCAATTGCTTATAAAGACAAAAGGGAGAAACACTAAAGATGGCAAAACTCCTGATAAAGTTTGGATGAATCCTCTCTTGTTCATCAAGTTTGCCATGTGGATCAATCCAACATTTGAGGTGAAAGTACTACGTTTTGTTTATGACGAGATGATCCGATATCGTAATGACGCGGGAGATGCATACAAAGAACTTTCGTCCGCTGTTATGAAAATTGTCCCAAGCCATTTCATGCCGAAAGCAATGCAAAAAATAGGAGAGGCGTTAAACTGGATCATTTTTAACTCCCACGAAAAGATGTTACGGAATAAGCATGGAGATGAAGCAAGGTTGCGTGAGTTATGGCAATTAGAAAAGAAAATTGCTGGCTTGATAGAAGAAGGATTTATATCAACCTATGAACAGTTGATATCATATCTAAGAAAGCTGTATCGTAAAAACTGGGAGCCAAAAGTACTAACGGTATAAAACATTTTTTGATAAGTCTTCATATAGATCATGCTGGTCTGTGAAGATAGGCATGAATATTTTTTAACTTGAATTTTGATATGGCAAAGTTATACACGAAATGCGATGAGATACCTCTCTGTAGGTTCATAGAGGCATACAATGGGAACTTGAAAGCGTTGATAATTTCCGGGAGGTCTTCGGACAAAGAGTTGCGTTTGATTTTCAGTAGAATCATGGATGAATATAACCAAATTATAGAAAATAAAAATTTACAATTCGCAGTTTCTAAACGTTCTTTGATCATAAATTATTATACTAAAATATCCATTATATCAGCTATATTAAATTTTATAAAACTAGGTGAAATAGATAAGATCTCCGATTTGCTCACTATTGTTGACATAAAAAATGTGAATATTGAAACAGTTGCGGATGCGGAGAAATTGATAAATAAAATAGAATCCTCATTGGCTTATATTAGGTTAAGATTGAAAATGGCTCAAGAGCAGCTTGATAGTACCAGTCAAATCAATAGAAAGGTAGATTTTACTAAAGAGCGAATGATTTTATCGGCTCATTTCAAAATGAGGATAGATGACAAGACATATACTGCGTCAGAATATGCAAACCTTATTAGATTAATGTTGAACGAAATAGAGGAGGTTAAAAAATATGGCAAATGAAACAAAAATAACGACAATCGTTGGAAAGGAGGCTTTTAGCCAGCTTGAAAAACTCGATGATTTAATAGGGAAGGCAAACGATTCGTATTTGATTGCGGCAAGAAATATGGCTAAGGGGTTGTCTTTTGAGCCTAAAAACATGTCCGAGTTGATTGAAAAGAATAATCAGTACATGGCTTCCCTAAAAGAGATACAGAAAGCTGAAACTGAAATTAATCGATTACGTCAAGAGAAGAACAAGGTAATACAGGAAGGGGTTAACGAAGTAATGGCCCAGATTAAAGCCGATCAAGAGGCGGCACGTATAGCTAAGGAAAAAGCCAAATTGGAAAAAGAGCAGTCGAAAGTATCAAGAGAACTTGCTGCTACAGAAAAGATTAGAAAGCAAACTTCAGAAGATCTAAGTAGGGCTAAACTGGCTGAAGAACGAGCAACAATGGCAGCATCTAAGGCGGATAAATTACATGCTCAAAATGTGCAGTTGACTTCAGAACAGGTTGAAAACCTAATTTTAAAACTTGACACAGCAAATCTTTCTTACAAAGAGCAAGCTCGCATATTAAGTCAATTGAAGGCTTATTCCAAAATTCAAGTTGGCGGTATAGATGCAGTTAATCCCAAAGTGCTTGAGAATATCCAGAAATTGGATAAACTATTGAAAGAGCAAGATGCTAAAATGGGGGTATATGGCCGAAATGTAGGCAACTATGCTTCTCATTGGGATGGGTTAGGAAATGCAATCAACCAGTTAAGCCGAGAAATGCCTGCATTTGCAGTATCTATGCAGACAGGATTGCTTGCGATCAGCAATAACTTGCCTATTCTAGCTGATGAAATAGCCAGGATACGACGTGAGAATGTCGAATTAACAAAAAGCGGTCAAAAAGCAGTGCCGGTATGGAGGCAGGTCGCTGGGAGTTTGGTTTCATGGCAAACATTGTTGTCTGTAGGTGTTACGCTGCTGACTGTATATGGAGATAAAATATTTGATTTTGCTGCTAATCTATTTAAAAGCAAGGATGCTTCAAAGGCTGCATCTGATGCATTGGAAGACCTTAATTCAACAAGTGGTAAGTTTTTCGATGAGTTGAAAAATTCAGCATCCACCTATGGACAGAATGTTGTTTCCATTAAGAAGCTACAGGATGAATGGAATAGTCTGGGAGATAATCTTGATAAGAAGAAGCAATTTATCATTGACAATGAGTCTGAGTTTAAAAAATTGGATGTTTCTGTTACTAATGTGAATGAGGCAGAGAATTTTTTAGTTAATAATACTGACGCATTTCTGAAGGTGCTTGAGCAAAGAGCGAAATATACAGCTGCATCAAAATTAGCAGCAGAGAAATATGCAGAAGCGTTAGAATTAGAAGCAGAAGCAGAAATGAGGGAAAATAATCCTAATTGGTGGGATAAGCTCAATCCTCATAAAATACTTGACCTAACAGCCGCTTCTATGGCTGCATTAACGGGACAATTTGTTTTCTTTAATGAGTCATCTGAAAAAGCAGGAGATAATGCAAAAAAAGCAGCAGATGGAATAAGGGAGCAAGCTAAAGCTGCAAAAACGGCGGCTGATATTTATGTAAAAGCAATGTCCGACGCGCAAAAGGAAGAAAATAACATACTTGCTAAATCTGGAATCAGTAAATATTTAGAGGAAGAGAGAATAAAACGTGAGGAAGAACGAGCAAAACGTGAAGCTGAACGAAGAATGAAACTCGAAATGGAAGCCGAACGGACAATCCAGGAAGCCCGTATAAAACTGATGGATGAAGGTTTTGAAAAAGAGATAGAGACTCGTAATGCCCAATATCAAAAGAAAATAGATGATGTAAAGACAAAAGGAGTCCGTGTCAATGAGCAGATTGCCGCAATAGAGGCCATGAGAGACAAAGAATTGTCCGATTTTAGGGAAGAATACGAGGCCAAACGTGCAATGATTGATGCGCAAAATCGAATTTCCTATGCTAAAAAGGGTAGTTTGCAAGAGCTTGATGCACGGCTGGACATTCTTGAACTCCAAAAAGCCGCGGAATTGAAAGAAGCAGAAAAGACAGGAGCTAGTAAGTTGGCAGTAGAGGATAAGTACTTAAAACTTATAGAAGATGCTTATATGGAATTTGGTAAAGTACAACTCTCCCGTCAGCAATCTCAAAACGAGTTAGAATTGTCAGATCAGCAGATTTTCTTGAACAAAGAATTATCTATGCTTGAACAGCAATATTCTAAAGGAATAATCAAGAAAGAAGCCTACGAAAAGAAGAAAGCAGATTTGCAATATCAATATGCAGTTCAAGCCCTGCAACAGGAAATTGATCTGCTAGAGAAGAGCTTGTACCTGTTTTCTGGAGACGAACGCTTGGAAATGGAGAAAAAAATAGCCCAATTAAGGGTCCAGCTATCAAAAGAAACCACTGATAAAATAAATGCAGATGCAGAAAAAGAACTAAAAGAAAGGCAAAAGGTAGAGGAAGCAAAAAAGAAGTTGATTCAAGAAGCTGTAAATGCCATAGCAGAAATAGGATCTTCTATGTTTGACCGTAGAATACAAGAAATAGAAGCTGAGATTGACGCTAATCAAGAGGCTTATGATAAGAAGGTTGAAGAAATTGATGCTTTGGCCGAAAAAGATGTTATTACAAAAGAAGAAGCAGAAGCCCGTAAGCGCGTAGCAGAGGAACAATCGTCTGTCAGAAACGCCGAACTTGAAAAGAAAAAGGCTGATTTGCAAACAAGACAGGCACGATTTCAGAAAACAATAGATATTGCTCAAACTATAGCATCCACTGCGCAAGCTATAATGACCGTATATAAACAACTTGGAATATTTGCAGGCCCTATGGCTGCGCTTGTTGCTGCAACGGGTGCTATTCAGCTTGCTACCATTATAGCCCAGCCTATCCCCAAATATGCAAAGGGTACTGATTATCATCCCGGAGGTTTGGCTATTGTTGGTGATGCCGGTAAACATGAAGCTGTTATATCTGGAGGTAAAGCGTACATTACTCCTGACACGCCGACATTGATGCCTATACCTAAAGGGGCAGAAGTTTTGCCAGACATTAACGATCCTGAGTTTTATTCCCGTTTTATGGATAACAGTTATTGGTTGACTCATAACAAAGCCGGGGAACGGGTGCAGATAGTGAACCACTTTGATGCAGAAGGCATTATTCAAGCAAGCAATAAGACGAACAACGACCTAAAAAAAGAGATTCGTTCTTTGGGCAGGATCATATCTAAAGGGCAACGTAGAACAGAATACAACTCGTATAAAAACTCAAAATTGAATTGATATGATACGTGTACAGTTATTAATAGGCGGAAAGAAATATGAAGCCACCAACGATTTAGTTAATTGGGAAGATGTTGAAATATCGATAAAGAGAAAAGACTTTGGGGGTGTATATAGGACGTTTGGCGATTCATTTGAGTTTGCCGGTGATTCTTATATGCTCTTGGAGAACGAGTTCTTGACAAACTATCTGAATGCTTCTGCTGTGATAGTCATTGGGGTATTGAATAATTCTTGGACATATAATGAGAAGATCCGGTGTAATCTTGATTTTTCTTCATACCAAAATAATGGCAACACTATATCCATAAAGGCTATAGATAACAGTGCGGAGGCTATAATCAATGCTAACAAGTCACAGGTGTATGATATCCCTGTTTCAAGTCTCAAATCGGATGAGCTGTATTATGATCGCATGGAGCTGAACAACAAAGCGGATTTTGTTGTGATACCGACCGAAGAACAGACTGATGAAGGTATTTATAAAATAAGTTTGCCTTCCAATTTTATCTTAGGAGAATATAATTTTCCGGTTGGATATACTACAACTAATTTTCCCGTTAAAAACAAAATTGATGTTGGGGACGTTAATATAACAGCTCCAGACAATGCTAATTTTTATTCTGGGTATATGATTAAGGCGTTAACTCGCATAAGCATACAATATCGAATGAGTTTTGATGTATATGCTACAATTACAAATGGGAATGCAAGTAAATTGCGATTGGAAATCGCCAAATATGCAAGGGTGAAAGACGGAGACAAACCTACACCTGTAATAATAGATTCTATATCCATACCTTTTAAGAGTAAAATCAGCATAGATAAGGCATATGATGTTGACTTAAAGGAGGGGGATAGAATTATAATGTGGATAGGTCAGGGTGATAGTTATGCCCTTTGGGAGGGAGATGTTATAATGACGGTTTCGAATGTAAAAGAAATTAGCGTATCTTATAAAGGTAGAAACGAGCCTGTTAATTTCGATGTTTTCACCCCTAATAAATTACTCACCTCCATACTGTCCAATATGGGCCTTACCGATATGACCGGAGAAGTAAAGGAAGGTGATATTACGATACCATATATGATAGCAGCGGAAAGCATCAGAGATATCAAGAATGCAAAAGTCCATACCTCTTTCAGTAAATTTTCAGAATGGGCAAAAGCATGTCTTGGATATTACTACAAGATAGAAGGCAAGAAGGTTATATTTTGTCATTTGACTGAATTATATGATCCAGAGACGGTGAAAGAACTTGAGCATGTGAACGGGCTTGATATCTCAATTGACAACTCCTTGATATGCTCCGGGGTAGATGTGGGCTATGAGAAGAAAGATTATGATGAAATAAACGGTCGTGACGAATTTCATGTAAAGAACAGCTTTTCGACCGGTATTTCAATCAACGATAACATATACAAACTTATTAGCCCTTATCGTGCTGATTGTTATGGAATAGAGTTCTTGGCGCAAAAAAGAGATAAAGAAACAAAGGATGATAGTTCGGATAATGATTTGTTTTTTGTTGATGCTGTTTCTGTTTTGGATCCTTCTACATCTTCGATAAAGTTAAAATTAAACAGGCAAGGAGATCGGCCTTCCGGAGTATTATTTCCTTCTTCGGTATTTAATATTGCATATTCTCCAAGAAGGATGTTGCTTGCAAATAAGGATATATTATCATCTTGTACAAGCAGATTTGAGTTTACTGCTTCTGAAGGGAATGCTGATGCGGTTTTATGGAGGGAAAGTGAAAAGTCCCCCGTTGTATTAGACAGTCGTTATTTTAGAGTTGAAACGCTTAAAGTTGAAACGATAGGGCTGTCGCCATTTCCTGTTTTATATGATGGTCTTATATCTTTTGATTATAACAGCAGAAAATATACCGGTTATGTTTCCGATATAACAGAGTTTCTTGGTAAGAGACAGACAACGGAATATACTTTGATATGTAAAAATATCGATTAATGTTGTCTTTATTCTGAATAATTGCTACATTTGCAAGCATAGAGCCTAAGAGCCGTATACGTAGTTAACGCTGCGTATACGGCTCTTTTTGTTTGTATAAGCGTATGATAAAAATAAGCAGTGTATCTCCTTTGATATTTGACGTTGAAAGTACAGGCTTTGAACATTCGATCGATTATGTTCAGAAGTTTGAAAGGGAAGATATACCTATCCTTATACAGATCGTAGATGTTCCAAACAAGACATTTACCATGTTACTTGTTGATTTATATAATGGGACTTCATATCAAATATCTCCACAAAAATACGAGATTAACGATTACAACACGTTGTACGAATTTACGATAAGTCCTTCAAATGATGGAACCTATCAAGTTCGAATAACAAATGAGGCTGAAGAGGCATCAGTTAGTTTGCCCTTCTGTGTACATAGTTCATCGTATACTCCATTTACAATGCAAATAGAATATACAAATGCAAATAATCAACAAGCATTTGGGGCTGTATTTGATGTATCAGGGGATAAACGTGTATTTAAAACACGCGTAGAAGGAGGATTTAAATCTGATAGCCGGCAATTAGCTGTTGAAAGCGAACAATTCAGAACTCAAAAGCAAGAACCTATCAATCTATATTCTGTTCCCTATGAAAAAAGGACACTTACGATTGGTGATAATGAAGGTGTCCCTTTTGAAATGGCCCGGCTTTTAAACAATATCTTTTGCTTGTCTTCTGTAAAGATTGATGGAGTGTCTTATACCAGAAGTGAATCAAGCGTACCGGAACAACAGGTTATTGCCGAGAGATATCCACAGTTCAATTATACTTTAACGGTGGAATGCTCCGAAAATGTTTCTTACAATGGTTTTACCGAATATCCAGATGGATCTGGTATTGTTGGAGAAGTCAGTTTAAACGTTTCTAATGCTAAAGACGGTCAAGTTTTAGTCTTTGACGGAAACGAAGGAAGTTTTGTTAACCAATCACATCTTGATTCGCTATGAGTATAAAAAAGTTAACAAAACGAATATGGTACGGGTCAGATACTACGGTAGACAGTGAAGGGAAAACTGTTGCTGCTGCTCCCCCTATTGCCACCAATGATGGTTCTGAGGATTGGGATTTGAATGGTCTTGTAAGAGGTGAATTATATCTCAATGATAATAAAGATGATCCTGCTTTGTTTTGTTTGGGTAGTGATAATTTACCCAAGCGAATAGGAGGTGGTACGGCTTCAGGAGGTGGAGGAATTGTAAATGTAGATGTAGACGTAAAAGAAGGAAGAGGCATTGATGTAAAAAAAGATTTGATTGGCGAAACTGTTATTTTCACGGTTTCGCATGAAGATACATCTTCAGCAGTTTCAACATCTAATTTTGACGATTTATTTGTCCAAAATATCGGTGTTGATGATTTTGGACATGTAACATCTGTAGAAAGTGCAAGGCTGGCGACTTATCTTGATGAGCGATATCTTCGCAAAGATATCGACGATACCGCCCACGGGAATATTCTTTTTGACAAGAAGATCGGCTCTTCCATTTTCATAGACGGCTGGGAAGGTAAAGGCTGGGAGATCCAGAGTACGGGTGCTGCCATGTTGGACTCGCTTCGTGTGAGGAGTGATATCTATGTAGGGGGTAATACCGGATCGCCAACTTTTGCATCCGGTTTTACTGGTTGGGGATGGCAGATAGACACACCGACGGCCACCGGGGAGATGGACAACCTCTTTATTCGAAAGACATTCACTGCTTACGAGATTGTCTATTCCCAAATTTACGGTTTAGGAGGTAGCCAGATTGTTTCTGACATCAACAAAATAGCCAGAGTAGAAGTGATGTCTGACCGTTATCGCTGTTATATGGACGATATGGATGGTCTTATGCTTATGAATCTGCGTAAGGGTGACGGTGTCAGAATACAGACACGGACGGGAACGACCAGTATCAAGTATCTTTTCGGACGTTGTATCGGTGTAGACAGTGACTATTTTGATATAGCTATTCCTCTGATAGAAGGGACAGGGCAACCGGAAGCCGGAGATTTTGCCCTTCGTTGGGGTAACAATGAAGATACGGACCGGCAGGGATTGATATATCTAACAACGGCCGATAGCGGTGCGCCATTTATCGATGTGTACGATGGTATTACTGATGCCAGCACCGAAGGCAAGTTGAAAGCCCGTATTGGACACCTGACAGGAATCAGGACACAGAGAGGCGATCAGTTGTCTGGTTATGGGGCTTATTTGAACGGGATATACGTTGAAAACTCGACATTTATTCTTCAAAATGGAGATACCATTGAGCAGACTTTTATTGCCATGAACGGCAAGTTTGAAAGCCTTATTGATAGTATCCGTAACGACATATCCGCAGAAGGTGGTAATATCCTTGTAAACTCTTCTTTCAGCCAGAATACAAACTATTGGACAGCTGCAAATAACGTTCATTTTATCAACGTAGGTGGAGAATATCTTTGGCTGGACGGTAGCTTCTATGTAGAAAAGGATCAAGTTGCCGATATTTATAATGACAACGGCCAAAACGTTCTGCGAATAAGGAACACGTATATCCTTCAGCAGAATGCTATAATGAATATCCCGGATCACACGGAAGAAGAGGAAAAAACGTATTCTTTCTCTTTGTTCTATAAGGTGCTCCGTCCCGGTTCTTGCGGTTTCGGTATCCCGGGAACCGAGTTGTATCATGAAGAACAGCTACCGGAAAGCGACAGCTATCAAAAGCTGTCTAAGGTCGGGAAATGGAACGGGAAAGGTGATTTTGAACTGAGATTCACCGGTGAGATACTTATTTATGGTGTAGGGCTGTTTTCTGATGAGATAGCGGATGCTATTGTCAAGTTGCAGACACAGATAGACCAGACAGACGAATACATCAAACTGTTGGCGACAAAAGATTATGTAGATAATGAGACGGGAGAAATCTATGTGCACTTTGACAGTCAGTTGCAGATTACCGCAGAACAGATGTCCGGTATATCTACAAAGGTGGATAATATCAACAATACGATAGAAAGTGCCGGGTGGATCACGCAGGCGGATGGTGTTACTTTGTTTGCAAAGAAGGAAATGGAAAGCGGAAAGGCTATTGTCAATGCGATCAATGTCGGAACTGGTGGTATCTTGATTCAGGCAAACAGAATCAATCTTGTTGGGGCTGTTTCGTTTACTATGCTTTCTGATTATACGGATGTCAACTCTCGTATAAATGGAAAAGTAGATGAATCCGACTTGGGCACATTGGCTTATGCTAGTTCAATCTCTAAAAATAATTTTGCGTCCTCATTGTTACAGGAATTTAATGGCAAAGCGAACAGTTCGTCTTTAAAGGCTCTAGCTTATTTAGATAAGGTTGAACAAGCACAATTAGGATCAACGATTATATCTGGTGGTCATATCATCACATCACTGATTGATACCGATAGTATATATGCAAATCAAGCCTATATTGGAAATTTTACTATAGAAAATGGCTGGTTTAAATGCAATGCAAATCCGGAAAAAGATGTTGGATATATAGATATGATAGGGGAGAATACTCGTATTGCTTTTGGGTGCAATTTAGCTCCTTTGTCGACTGGAGGTTCGTTTACTTGCACGGCTATTATAAAGAACCATAATAAGGCCAGTTCTGGTGGAACGACATATGGGCTTTCGGTATCTGCTTCTGGAGATGCTAGCACAGATGTTAAGCCTATTGCTGTAGATTGTGATGGAGGACTTCGTGTCAAAGGAAATTTCGGGATCATAGAGGATGTGTTTACTGGACCTAATATTGCTCCAAGCGATAGCAGTTTTTCATCGGCTAAGAATTTGCGAAATCAAAGGACTTATATATATCAACCTACATCAGATATAACAGTCAATCTGCCGAGTGATAGCGCAATAAAATCTGAATTTGGCTATTTTAATTCAGGACATGCAGCTGTTGATAACTCTGCCATTATTATCATTTTATTGGTGACAAAATGGGCTACAGGGAGAATATATGTTGCAGCTAAAGGAGGAACAAATAATAATATCATAAATGAAAATGGAGATACTATAAATGAAGCGTCTGGAAGCAATACTGGTTTCTGGATGGGTAAAGGTGATTCCGCTATTTTGATGTATTTCAATAAGAATTGGTATATAATAAATAGAAACTCATAAAAAAATAAATTAATATGAAACAAGTAAATTTCAAAGAGTTAAATGTAGAAGTTGGAATTGATCAGTACCAAAATCATGATCTTCGAAAGGAGATTGGGAACGCTCTGCACCGTGCATCGGAGAGTGTCCCAATGAGTGAATTGGCACGCAATATTTATTATTCAGAAGGGGATATCAAAATCCCTGATGAAGAATTTGACGAAATGATGAAACTCATCAAGCCGGGCTTCAAAAGATTTGTATTAGACAGCATTGTGCGTTCAGCAACAGAAGTCGAAACAGAAACTAAAGATAAGAAGGAATAAGTTATGGCACTCGAACAAGTATCATCAGTGGTCAAGAGCACATACCTGAACAATGTGGCAGGTTACGAAGTACAGTACAATATCACACAGGATGAAGGGGAAAACGTAAAGTCGGTAACGGGTACAGTCAAGAAGGCAGATGTTCGTTTCGGCTACATAATCATCAATGCAGACGGGACCAAGAATATATCATTTGACAAGTCTATACCGGATGCAGATAGCGAGGCTATATATACAGCGTCATTGGCGGATGCAAAATCAATTTTTGAACAGAGGAATAAAATAGATTAACACCTATGGCAGCAGGAGATATCATATTATCAGACGGGACAACGATCGCGCCGGAAGACTTGCAGAAGATTGCGGCAGCGGTGGAGGATTTGATTGCGTCTACGGCGAAAGATCCGGGGCAGTACGAAGAGGTAAGTTCACTTACCGGTGTGTCCTCTCTTCCCGCCTTTCAGGTATTGGGTAGCACATATAAGCTTGTACGTGTTGCTCTGTCTGTCTTGAAGGGTGTAGATGGACGTGAAGTATTCTTGCAGGTAAATCAGGATAAAACCTATATCCAATGGCGTTATACGAACGGTAATTGGCAGAATCTTGTCGCTTTGTCCGATCTGAAAGGTACTGCCGGTGATACTCCTGTTTTTCGTACTGGTAGCACAGGCATTGAATGGAAGTACACCAGTGAAGAAGATACAGCTTATCGTGTACTTGTCTCTTACGATGATTTGAAGTTGAAGTTTTCCGATCTAACGCCGGAACAGAAAGACGAGTTGAAATTGCATTTTTCTGATTTGACGGAAGAAGATAAGGCAGAATTGAAGGGTGAAAAGGGTGATATTGGTCCGCAAGGTCTTAGAGGAGAACAAGGGATTCAAGGAGAAACAGGCCCACAGGGACCTATTGGCGAAACTGGTCCGCAAGGCCCTATTGGGCCTAAAGGCGAGCAGGGAGTAAAAGGCGATAAAGGAGATACGGGAAGTGGTTTTAAGGTACTTGGATATTTTAGCACGCAGGAAGAATTAGGGTCTACAATAGTTTCCCCACAAGCTGGTGATGCTTATGGAGTTGGTACAGGTACTCCGTACGACATTTATATTTATGATGCAATCAATTCCGTGTGGAAAAACAATGGTCCGCTTCAAGGTGCTCAGGGTCCAAAAGGTGACAAAGGTGATACCGGTCCTCAAGGACCTCAAGGTGAAAGAGGCGATATAGGTCCTCAAGGTTTACAGGGTATTCAAGGCGATCCTGGTCCTCAAGGTCCTACGGGAGAACAGGGCCCGAAAGGCGATAAAGGAGATCGAGGTCCAAAAGGTCCGCAAGGCCCAGCAGGAGAAGATGCGGCTATTACGGTAGATGCTCCAAAGGACGGAAAAACCTACGGGCGTAACAATGGGGCGTGGTCGGAGATAGTGGCGAGCAATCAGTACCTTGACTTGACAACTTTATTTCCAAATGAAAGTGGTGCATTATCTGAGGAAAATTATCAAAAGGTAGTTGATGCTTATGAAAATAGAGTGTCTTTAGCACGTGTTAACACTGTGTATTTCCCTTTTAGTATGACAAAGGATGAAGAGTCATATGGGTTGACTATCAATATGTCTGGACTTAATAGCTTTGAGTTAAATGCAAATTTAGTAGTAAATGTAAAGAGGATTTCCGTTTATACAGACGATAAAACATATGTCTGTGCCTGGAATTCCATGAATCTTGTTAATAACGGTGATGGTACAAAATACCTCTCCGACAACGGTCAATACCGCACTCCCCCTACCGCCACCCCCACCACTGCGGGATATATGTCGGCGGAGGACAAGAAGAAGGTGGATGATATAGTAAATTTCGGCACAGGGAGTAATACTGTCACCACTCTTGTGAATATACCAACAAGCAAGAGGTTGGTTAAGGCTACACTGTCTTCCGCTTCAAACCTGTCGATAAATGAGTCTGCAAGGACACTGAATGTAGGCGAAGAGATATACCTTGATTGTAATCCTACCGCTTCTTTTACGCAGCCCATCCCTACTACTGGCAGTTTTAGATCAATGTCCGGTAGTTCTATTACCACTACTTTCGGCGTGCCTTTCGAGATGTCCATTTTGAAGATCGCTACGAGTGGTGTCATGTATTCAATAACCGTTAAAGAGAAGGATTGATATGTTGAGAAGAAGGACGATGGGACGGAAAAAGGTTTTAATTGAAGTTGTAGAAAAATTAACATCTTCCGGGACATTTATAGTACCTTCCGGATGCATATCTATCGATGCTTTTGTAGTTGGAGCAGGCGGAGGTGGAGGTAGTGGCGGTAGTTATTATCCAGGGGCAGGTGGCGGAGCCGGATATACAAAAGTATATTATGGGATACAGGTCACTCCTGGACAAAAATTAACAGTAAAAATAGGACAGGGTAAATCGAATAATAGTTTAGATTCAAATGGTGTGGATGGTGAATATTCATATTTTATAAATACCTCATATAGTGCCCAAGGTGGTAAAGGTGGGTTATATGGTACAGGGAATCCAGAGACTCAAAAAGCTCATGGAGGAAATGGTGGCTCAGGTGGTGGCGCACCTTATCAACAGGGTGGAACTAATGGAGGAAATGGTGGTACTTATTATTCTTACTTAGGCGGATATGGACAAGGGAGTACGACTAAATGTCCATTCAACGATAAGTTATATGCATCTGGCGGAGAAGGAGGAAATGATAGCGATATAGGTAAAGACGGAATTAATAATACAGGAAACGGAGGAGACGGAGGTCGTGGTGGCAGGAATGGTTTTTCACGCCAAAAATCAACTTACGGAGGGTCTGGAATTATAGTTTTACATTATTTCAAATATAAATAATATGGATAATTATCTATACATACAAAAGGATGCAGTACGTATCTACGTCCCAATGCCGGAAGAACTCGATACCGTTAACTACGAGGTCGGCACAACATGGGAAGATTATGTTGCAGGAAAGTACGTTTTGCTGACAGAAGAACAGATTGCCTTTAAAGAGGCAAACGAAGGTGCATCCGTAGAAGAAGTGTTCAATATGCAATTGACGCCTATTCCCGAACCGACACCGGAAGAAAAACTTCAAACTGCAAAAGACTTGAAACGTCAGGAAGTCTACAACACCGACTACCGGCACTATTACATAGAGGACAACGATGTATATACATACGACTGTTTGTCTCTAAAAGACCAGTGTGCCCGAAAAGATACGGTTGAAGTAAACGGGAATTCGTATAAATCATCTCTGTTATTGGAAGCTCTCAATGAGATGGCAGACTACAATGATATCTGTATAGGTCTATCAGAAAAGTTTCTCTCTGATATTGAAGCAGCCGAGACAGTGGAAGATGTAGAAGTGATTGAGGTGACAGGCTATCCCGATGTAATCCATAGGACAACAGCCGAATTACAGGAAGCCGTAAACTACACGGAAACGCACGATTCTGAGAAGCAGTTATTCCGTATCACCCGTAAATCCGTGTCTGCAATGTCACTGACGGATGATGAAGCGATTGGTGCCAAATACGCACATGCTGAATGGAAAGAATTTATTAACGGGAAGTTGGATACCGGCAACCGGGTAATTAACGATGACTGGTTATGGAAAGTCCGGCAACCGATAAATCCGGTTCTCGAAATATATCCTCCTTCGGTAGATACGGCTGCTCTTTATGAGCGCATGGACGAAAATCACAAGGGGACTGAATACGATCCCAAACTCTATGCGCCAGGCATGACGCTTGAACAGGGGAAGTATTATACGGAAATGGAAGACGGCGTAAGGAAGAAATATTACTGCTTTTATGGTACGATTAATCCGGTATATGCCCATTTGAAAGAATTGATTAACATAAATGTAAGATTGGTATGATAACTATTTTGACGATTATTTCAATGCTTGTTATTGCGGCCTACACGGCTGCCGTGTGTGTAAAGACTAAGGGTGTACCTTATTCCATAAGTGCTACCTATTACTATCTGGAGCATAAATTGTGGTTTATGGCAACGATGTGGCTGACTGCCGGTTTATTGATGCCTGCAATATTGGAGGTAAGTAAACCAAACACGGAATGGATTGCATTTCTGTCCTGTGCTGGCATGTTCTTTGTTGGTTCAGCTCCCAATTTCAAAGATGATTATGAGAGCAAGATACATTCTGCTGGAGCAATCATCTGTATTGTCGGATCACAACTTTGGGTGGCATTGAACCTCTGGCCAATGTTGTTAGTATGGCTTGCCTATGTAGGGTATACTGCATTAAGCATTGCCAAAGAAAAAGAGGGCACATTTTGGTATAAGTTCTACCAGAGCAAGCCGATGTTCTGGATTGAGATAGCTGCCTTATTATCCACTTATTTTACCGTGTTATTCAATATGTGATATTATGCAAAGATTAATTCCATATATACAAGATTTTACCGGCTGGGTACAGGCTGTTTCTATTGCGGTAATTGCTTCAATGTTAGATTTTTTCGCACCTATCGAGCATTTTCTTATAGTAATACCTGTAATGGCTACCATAGATATGTTCTGGGGGCTGGCAGCCGATGATTTGCGTTTTAGGAAAAGTAAATTTTTTAGGACGATAATCTATCTTCTGATTTACCTTTTGATCCTGCTTATTGCTTTTTGGATTGGTATAATGATGGAGCAGGATAAAGACAGTACAAAAGCCTTTGTCAGTTGGATAACGTGGGTAGTAGTGTATTGTTATGGTCTGAATATACTGAAAAACATGCACACGGTATATCTAGACAATAAAGTTATAGCCTTTTTGTATTGGGTTGGATCGGTTAAGTTTCTAAGTAAAGTAAATTATCTTGAAGAATATATGAAATCAGTAAAGAAAAAGGAGGATAGGAAATGAATATAACAGAGAATTTTACATTGGAAGAATTTATGCATAGCGATACTGCTATTGCAAAAGGGATAAAGAATGATCCGGGATCGCGTGAGAAACTGGCTATCACCAATCTGTGTGCAAAATTACTACAACCATTACGGGATGCTATCGGCAAGCCTATCTCCATTAATTCAGGCTACAGATGCCCAGAGTTGAATGCGGCAGTGGGGGGTGTCCCTACATCTCAACATCAAAAAGGGGAAGCAGCCGATTTGAGTATTGATGGAAAGGCCGGTGATTTATTGGAAGTATTGGAAGATTCCGATTTGACGTTCGATCAGGCCATCCTATACCGTAAAAATAACTTCCTTCATGTTTCGCTAAAGCTAGAAGGAGAACAAAGAAAACAGATCATCATCAAGAGATGAAAGCCTGGTATGCCATATCTGTTTTAGCTCTTTGTTTTGCTTGTTTCTTTGCCGGAAGGTATTCGGTAGAAAAGCAAATAGAGGTAGTCAAGGAAACAGACACGATCAACAAACCTGTTCCTGAGCCTTCTTACATGCTTGATGTAGAGGAAATCGAGCTACCTTACCCGATTTTCGTTTATCAGAAGGGTGACACGGTAAAGGTACTTGACACGATTTATATCCCGTTACCAATCCAGAGAAAGGTTTATGAGACAGATTTGTATAGGGCGGTAGTTAGCGGTTATAGACCCAATCTCGATTCGATGATAATTTATCATAAACGAGAGGTTGTACACCAGAAAGACCGTCGCTGGGGATTAGGGGTAATAGGTGGATATGGAATAGGCAAGAATGGCTTTTCTCCGTATATAGGAGTAGGCCTATATTATAGAATTTGGTAAGTAGACTTTTGTTCATAGTCTCTTCCTATGGGGCTGGGAAGTAAAATAAAAGCCCCCAACGTATCACGTTTAACTGCTACATAAAACTGATACACAAGCATAGACACTCGCACGTTGGGGACTTAATATCTTCAACATGAATGTCTATGCTTTTGTTGCATTATGTGCGATAAGTTTTATGTAGCAAAGGCAAAGATATAACTAAAATTCAAACATTATGTGTAAATCTGAAATCTTTGCCAAAATATTAAGAATTGTCTCTAAAGAGACAGAAGTATCAGAAGACCTGATACTGTCAAAGTGTAAACGAAGTGATATTGTTGATTCACGCGGTATCATGGTTGTTATACTATCTGAATATAAATACTGGGATTGGGGACGACTCCACCCCAATCGTAGCATTTGCCAAAGAATCATAAACATCATCTGGAACTTCTACATTGTCAAGTTTAACTCTATAAGTTACATTGACAGTCAAATTTTTAATTATCTTCATTTCTTTTTAGCTGTTAGTTATTTTTTGAAATCCAGTTATCCGTATCACAGTGAAAGCAATATCCGGTTTTAGGATGCTCCGCACCGTCTTTAGCTCCGCAGGTTCCGCAATAATATTCCTTATCATATTCTGGGGAAAGACCTTTATTTCGTTCTTTGATAACAGCTTTTCTTTCTTCGAGCATCATCATTTTATCAGGATTACGACTCAAATAAAACTTTCTGACTTTATGTATTTGCTTATCAAACAGATCATCGGACTCGGCAATTTGTTTTGCTGTATATTTACTCATGCTCAATTATTTTTAATTTAGAATTAAACAAAACCTAATAGCTTGTGATATTTTTTCCAGTACTTCTACTAATTTTTTTTCATCTATTTCATCTAGACTTTTCCGGACGCAGAACTCTTCATCGGAACAGTCGTAGAATAATTCTCGAATTTCTTTTACCATCTCCCAGCATTTTTGGCGATTTTCCATTGCCCTATGTTGGAGAGCATAAGCATTCTTTATTTCTTGCTCCATATCAGGTAAAAGAAGTTTGATAAACTCGTCATACTCACATTTATAAAGATGAATTGAAACGCCATCAGCTATATCAATATCAATACTTTTGTTTAATAAATCATTGTTTCTTATCTTCATATTTTTTTTTAATTACGATTCAGATAAATATTTTATCAAACTCTCTTTGTCTTTAAAAAGTCTTTTATCCCATTTGGGATAATTGTTTCTGGGTACACTAAGTCCATTTGACAGCTTATAAACCATAAGGAAACTATCATCAGCATAGGATATTTCGATGATTATTTTGCTTATAGTTGTATGGATAATGTTATCCCCGCTCAGATAGCATACGCTATCTCCTACGTTAAATTCAGTATCTATATTCATACCTTTTTAGTTTGTTTTTTGGGCACTCCAAACATTATAATCAGATTCAGGCAATTCAATAATATTCAAAATTACAATCTCAGCATTTTCACATTCAAGTGTAGATGCTATCTGCTCTATTGCTATCTGTCTGTTCAGGTAGCATCCATCCGTCACAAAAGTGGTTTGCCCAGAACCAGGTACTTTGCCATTGCCAAAATTGTATGACACTATGAAATATCTTTTTCCGCTCATATTTTTAAAATAGAACCTGCTGTTGAGCAGATTTTTGTTTATAACTTTCTGTTGCTCTTCTCAATATTGCTAACCCTATTTCAGGGTCAACACAATTTCGGAGTAACTTATCTTTTTCTGGATATTGGTATTTGCTTAGGTCAAAACCGAACTTATCCATTTCTTTTTTTCTAATTTCTCCCTGGGTTACTCCGAGCGTATCCTTATCTCCACACATCCGGCCTATTTTAATCCGACTTTCTAAGTGTGGAATTTTAAAATTAGACCAGAAGTAATGTCGTCCACTCACTTGTGGAATAATCAGAGGGTCATAATAGCTTTTCACGTTTTCAATAACATAGTCGCCCTTGAAGAAGTGTTGTAATAAAATTATCTCCTGATATAGTTTCATATCCGGATAACGGATAATTCCCTTAGCATTCAAAAAGAAATTTACTATTGAATGTGTCGGACACGGAGGAGAGGCCCAGATAAAATCAAACTCTTGATAATGCTCTAAAAGATATTCATGAGCATCGCCTACAATAACAGTGTCATCTGAATAAATATCTGCATAAATAGAGGCTATCCTCTCATCTAATTCGACTGCTGTAATTTTATGCTCATTGCCCCAGAGTTTCCGATTGCCTCCTATTCCTGCATATAGATTAAGTATCTTCATATAGCTCAGTTCTTGTTAATTATTATCTTCTTTCTTATCATTCCGTATCCAAACTATCTGAATATTCCTTTTAGGCCTCCATTAACAGCGCATATTTTGGCTTCATTTGATGGGTGTACGTATACATTGAGGGTTGTACTTATATCCGAATGTCCTAGAATTGTGGATACAGTTTTAACATCGACTTTATTTTCAATCAAGGTACTTGCAAAAGTATGTCGTAATCCATGAAATTTAATGCAATGATTTAACTTTACTTTTTCAAGAATAAAAATTCGATAATATGTACGTAAAGTTCGAGGTTCGATAAAATCCTCAGAGCAGGTGCAAACATAATAATCTGGCTTACATACGGCATAGAACTTTTTCACAATGGGTAAAATATTTTTAAGAATAGGTATGTGCCTATCTGATGAACTAGTTTTAGGAGCTCCTATCTCAACCGCCGTCTTTTTCCTGTCGGTACCGATATTTCCAGGAAGATATATGCGCTCCATTGTTTTATTGACATGAATTGTATTGCCAACAATATCTATATCCCGCCACTGTAACGCACAAATTTCGCCAATCCTCATGCCTGTGCATATTGTTAATAAAATGCCTAAATTGCGAGGTGATGGATTATCCATAACATACTCAACAATTTTACGATATTCTTCTTGCGTGTAACGTTCTAATTTTGAAACGCCAACCTTATTATTGGTTGGCCAAATAACCTTCCAAGCTGTATCGGGAACATTGATGTCCAATTCGTCACCAGCGTAGCGAATAAGCATCTTTATGACTATAAGGATATCTGAGCAGTATTTCTTTGACTTAGTGCCTGAATCAAGAAGTTCATAAAGAAATGTTGTAACAACCTTCTTATTCATGGTCTCCACATCTGTAGATCCAAATCTAGGAGCCAGTATCTTTATATATATGAGCTGATAACAGCTTAGTGTTGATTCCTTAACTTGTCTTCTCTTGACAGACAACCATTTATTATATACATCATTTAATTTCATAATTCTTGTACTATTTTGGCATTAGTATCTGCTTTTATTATTTCCGAAAAGGAAAGTGTATCATCTTTGCGATTAAGAAGGATATACTTCTGCTTAACTTCTTTTGTTAATACATCCCCGTGATAAACATATCCCATAATTCCTCTAATCGATAAGTTTAAAAGAAGTATAGGAATTGATCTATCAGATAATTCCCAACATGATACAATATTCTGAGATGGGAAATGTTCCCAGGGTAATAATTTCGTACAACGTTGCCACCAATCCGCAATGATCATAGATCCATTTCCGGCAGTAGGTTCATGTATACTTCCGGTTTGAGATGTTAGTAATGAACATAATACTCCCAGAGAATTTGGTGTGAAGTCCTGTTTTTTTTGCTTTCTTTCAGATAAATCACTTTCGTAAACTTCTTGAAACCAGTCATAAGACAAATCGTTATCGTTCAGTCTAATCAATTCTCGGTATATTTTATTCCTATCTTCTAAATCCATATCTAAAATTTTAGTAACGGCATTAGGCAAATCCATCAGGTCATTTATTAAAAACACCTTAAATAAGTCGTCCTTATTCATATCGTTTATCGAGCCGGTTAAGAAATGTTTTATTATATTTTATTCTTGCGGAAAGCATTTTCTTAGAGGTTCCTAGTATATATCCTATTATAGATTGCGGAAAGGCGCCATTTTCCACATTATCAATTGTTGCCATAATCGCGCTTATTGCTAATTCGTACGCTTCTTCATTCGATACCTCCAAATGAAACTTGCAATAATTTTCTATATCTTTAATGTAATTCATAATAAATAAAGGACGTTCCTTTTTTTTCAGGCAATCAATTAGTTTTTCATACTCATTAACATCAAGCGGATATCTACACTTTACACTCCCTCTTTTGTGCTTTTTATAAAAATCATACCTCTCCATCCCATCTCCGTTTTTATTGACAATAATATATTTAGGTATATGCAACGGGTTAATATTGTTTTTGGCCGCATAGATTAGGCGTTCACGTCTAAAACCGTGCCTAAGGCCATCATCCATTAATACAGATATATTAGTACAACGGTTTTCCTTATTTGTTTTTGAGTTGATTATTTTTAAATCAGGAGTGACAATATAAGTTGTTCCTGGTATAGTCATAAATTCGTTCATATTCATATTCTTTTTAATTTTTATCTTCTTTCTTGATCTTAATCTTATCAATCATCCTTTGATATTTAGCGGCCACATAGTCACAGTGTATTGCCAAATTCCTGTCGCGCTCCTTTTCGAGACGCTTTATTTCTTCTAATTTCCAGTCTTTTTGCATGATCATATATTTTTTATTCCGATGTTAATAACTCAACCTCTGTACAACGAACCCACAGACGGCGGTCTAAAC